TTAACAACCTTGACAGATCTTAGTGTATTTCTGGGTTCTGTTCTGAATATGTGAATTCCATTACTTGTAGTAGAGAATCCAATTGTATTGATACCTGTAGATCCTGTTAAAGCGTCTTCAGGAGTATTAAACAAACGTATATTCTTATCATTAAGTACATTTACATAATATGGAGCACCATTTACCAAATAATCACTAACTGTGGTAGCACCACTTTGGAAAGCACCTATTCCAATTGGATCATTTCCATTGCTGTTGTAGAATATTCTCTCACCATCTCTTAAACCGTGAGTATCAATAAATCTTATAACTTCATTAACTGGGTCAACACCACCATTAAATAACGAATCTTGACTATCAAACTTCATTTGTCTGAATCTAGGACCAACTTCTGGTTCTAGAAGACATCCCTTACCATTACCACCAACTAATGATACTGAACGACATTCATCAATATCGAAATTCTGAGTTTCAACAATAACTTCCTGAACTGATCCAGTAACTACAGGTTCTGCTAATGCAGTAGTCGCTGTACTTACTGTAGGATCTTCAATTTTAATTTTAGGTGGATTACATACATCATAACCCTCTCCACCATTAAAAATGTCAACACTACTAATTTGACCATATTTAACAAAATCTAACGATGTTGCTGCTTTAATTTCAACACCATCTATCAAAACACCAACATTATTTTCTGTTTTTTCACCCCTTTCTGCTATATTAAGATCTTGTGATAATGGAAACTTCCTTAATATTGGATTATTAGTTAGAGTCCTATTATAAACACTAGCAGAAGTAAATCTATGAATAACACCAGTATTTACAAATGAAGGTGCTTTATTAAGTACAATCGTAGATATTCCGATAGCACCTACAGAATCATGTAATCTTATAGATTGTTTATCAGCAGATACATCAAGATAAAATACTCTTGTTGTACCATCTGGATTTAAGGTAGTAATTCCAACAAGAGTATCTGCTGCAGCACCAGTTGTTTTATCATATGCTTCATAAACAACAGCATCCCCATCACTGAATACTGTAGGACTATCAAATTTAATCTGTATATAATCAATAGCAATGGAAGGATCTATTGGATCAGTTGTTTGAGGCAATTCTAAAGTATTGGCATTACCAGTCTCAAAAGACTTTCTAATATATTCAGCATCAACACCATAACTTGGTAATGAGTTAGATGTTACATAACCATCAGTATCTCCGTCAACATATACATTTAATACATCAGCAATAAATTTTTCATTACTATTACCAAAAGATACAAGATCATCACTATTAACTGTTGTTTCTAACTTCGATTTTTTTATAATTCTACGTATATCATAATTTCTATCAGGATGAGGATCATCGGGTCTGGTCCATATTAAGTTGTCCAATCCTGTTAGAGTATTATCACTTTCATCAATATTACTAATAACAGCAGATCCAACTGAATCTAATCCAAATCTATCAAATATTTCAATATTATCACCAATAGCAAGACTTGATTTATCAATTGGACTTAGTAAAGATGGGTTTCCATTAACAGGCCAAGAATCTACCTGATAACGACTACTTGTATTATACTTCCAAGAATTGGCAAAAATTTGCTTATAGGTTCTATTACTATCATCAACATTGGATACGTTATATGATGGTATACTTTCACCCATATTTTTACTATAAATCTTCTCACCTTCTTTGATTAGATTTACATTACCAGAAATAACAAAGTCAGATAGAACACCAGTAATTCTTAATTCAACTTTCTTAGAAATATCAGCATTCTCATATCCAAATACTACTTCATCTGCTCTTAAATCATCAGCATCATGTATTGTAGATACTACTCCACTACACCCAAAGAACTGATTTACAGTCTTAGAGGTATATGTAATAGTATTATTTCCAGATATTACAGTTCCGCTATTAGGAAATCCTATTGTAGAATCAACAGAAATAACATCAGATCCAACAGCAACAGGTTCTAGTACCTTAGTTTTACCTGGAATAGTAAATATTCCTTCAATTAAATCCCTATCACTAAAACCTACAAATAATGAAATCTTGTAGTAAGTTTTTCTAATATTAGCACCAATACCAAGATTTCTTTCAAATATCTCTACTTCCGAAACAGAAGCAGAAGTTTGAGAATCTGTTGATTTGGTAATAGTTTGACCTACTAAATTAGCAGGATCGCCTGAAATTGCTTCTGCAATGACAACTTCTCTACGAATATACTCAGCAGTGGAGGGTTTAAGTAATCTTTCTTCTAGATCTAATATATCAGCATGTTCACCGTATAATACTTTAAATAAGATTCTAATAGACTCTGCTATACCTTTTGACTGATAGAAAGATCTAGCATTTTTAATAAAGTTTCCAACATCAAGACCATCTACAAATTCATTATCTTCTAAACCAGGTAAAAAGGTTTTCTTTAATTTTTGATAAAATTCCTGTAAAAAGAGTACACTAAGGTTAGTAACACTAGAACCTGCAGTATGAGCAGCAGATTGTGTCTTTTCAAAAACTAAATCTTGTTTATTAACACTTTCTAATGTTGTAGATCCACTAAGATTTGATATGCCACTAAAACCACGTACACAACCAAAGAAATTAATATCTGTTTTACTAGTATAAGTGATTATCTCATCATCAATTTTTAATAAACCATACTCATCAGGAAATCCTTTTGTAGATTCAACTGTAATTGTAGTATGAGAAGCATCAATATCATCAGTAATATTTGTAGTTCCAATAACCACTTCTGGAACTAAATTATCTACTTTAAGATAATTATCAAGATTATCTACTAAATCAATATTAGCACCCTGAAACTCTTGTGAGAGATAATATTGTTTAAAAAACTCAGTAGCATTGGGAAAATCAGCAACCAAAAATTGTGGAAGTTGATTCTCTATAATGGTATTTACTTGTACCTTCTTATCGAATTCTATACTCATTTATTTTCTCTCTAGTTCCCCGTTTGAATAACTTGAGGTATAATAATCTCGTGAAAATACAATTCCTGATACATCTTCGCCTGAAGCAATTACATCCTTAACCATATTTATCTTACTCTTAGAAACATCAAAACTAAGGTATAGATCCTTTAATCCAATAACATCATTTGAATCTGGGAATGCCTGAATCTCAACAATGTCATTAGCAGCAACCGTTGATGTAATATGAATAGTATTTAAGAGAATTTCACCTTTCTTATAGTCAACTGTTCCTACAGATTTACCTACAATGTTAAAAACACTGTTTGCGTCTCTAGAAACTAGACCCAAGTTACCTTTCATTGAACCATCTAGGTTTCCATTTTCATCTTTATTGGGTACATCAGTTAGATAAACAACTTTATCATAACCATTAATCATAAATCCAGTACTCTTAATGTTAGCACCCTGTTGATTAATATAGAATCTATTACCAAAACATAGCTCATACTGAGCAGATTGGTCTATAAGTGCCTTTAAATCCCGTCTAATCTTTACTTTAGTAATATTAGACGTAATACCATTATGAACTCTATCAATCAATTGAGAGGTTTTACTGTACTTAAACCTTCCACCAAACTTATTAATATCAACTGTATTAGAATAAGTGGTTAAAGCACTAGTAATTTTACTCTTTAATGCATCTGGAGTATCAATTTGTGATGTGTTATAGTATACTGTAGAGTCAATTTCCACATATAGCACTTTTAGATCAACAATTTTAGAATTAATACCAGCAATAGCGTAACTCTTTAACTTACTTTTGATCATCTGCTTGTCAAAATCAGATACATAAGTACCATTTTTTGGTTTAATGCTGATCCTGACAGTACCAAATTGAGGTGGATCCATTTCTTCACCACCAACCACTGCTACAGACTCTGTTTGAGGGTAGATCTGTGATATAATTGCCTCATAATCCCTTGGTGTAACCGCCCTGTATTGTGCCGAATACGTTCTAGGAGCCAAATACTTAATGGAGTTAATATTCTCCATCTCAGACCCATTTACAGCACCCTGAACAGTAGTAATATCTACCGTTTTCTTTGGTATTTTGACTGTTCCATTCTGATCAATGATCGTTCCTTGGAAGTCAAATGTTCTAGCACCATTACCATTCTCACCATCTGTTACGATATATCTTGCAGTAATGCTATCATTGTTCTCTAATGCCTTACCAAAGTATCCATCACCGAATATAAGTTCAAAATTTTCGTCTTGAATCTCTTGAACTAAGAAAATCTCCGAATCTTTGTTTAAATTTAGTATGTTATCGATCTTTTTAAATTGTCGTCCTAACCCAGTTGTATTCTGTTGACCAACAAAAACAACGATTGTGGAACTATCAATGCTTGAATTACCCAAAATAAAGCGTTGATCTTGATTTGTCATTGCCAAAAACTTACTTTCGACCAAAGATCCTTGAAAAACAGTGATAGGATTGGTCTGAGTACCAAAAGTAGCAACTCTACTGACGCTACCATCGGCATTTATGACATTTTCAACAATTGCTGAGATAGATTCGGGTATAGAGAAGCGATATGTTGTGTCATTTGCGTTACCAACCGCTATTAAACCAGGTTTTAATGATACAAATGGTACAGCACCTGCTACATCATCAATTTCTACACTAAAAGTGATAGATGCCTTGGCAGCAGTCTTAGATCTAGGTACATATCCAATGTTTCGTGCCAAAGAAACTACGTTTTCACGTAATGTAGCAGAGTCTAGGAACGATTCATTCGCAACTAGGTTAGCATTAAAGGCATTAATATAGGTATTGTACGCTAAAGTATCAATCAGAATCGAAAAATTGGATCCTTCAAAGTCAAAATCAGTGAAATTGGAGTTAGCAGCAAGATAATCTTTTATCTGTGCCTTAATCTGATCAAAATCTAGACTGGTAAATTGTGTGACTGGCATTATTTTATCTGGTTGGTTCTAATATGAACGTAAATGCTTGGCGAGGTACATCTAAACCTATAATATCAAAGAAAACAGTTACCTCTAGACTATTATTATCAGGTAGAGCGTTAAGATCAACTGCTACATTCTCTACTCTAGGCTCATGATTCTTAATTGTAGTAATAATCTGGTCTTCAATTGCTATCGCAATGGGTGCTGTATAGTTTTCAAAGAGCAATGCACGTACTTCAGACCCTATCATAGAGTCAAAGAAGCGTTCAGTAGGAATCGTCTCTACCAAATTGCGAACAGAACGAATAATCGCACGTTCATTCTTCAATATCGGCAAATCCTTGGTCACAGGATGAGGTAAAAAGGAAAAACTAATGTCCTTAAATCCCTGTGATCGATTTACATTCTGTATTGGCATTCAGAGTAGATATACTTTCCTCTGGTTATTTATGTCTATTCATTAAAAAAGACCCCCGAAGAGGTCTTTCATATCTATCTACCCTGTCCACGGTATCTTTTACGAGCCGAGTTACGGGATGATGCCGAATATTTTGTATGTTTGCCCGTTCCTTGACGAGTCTTTTTCGGGGTTGCCTGTACATAAGTACCGCCCATAATCCCCACTTTCATCTTTGCCATTCTTCAATAAATTCAGTTTGTATACTTTTTGGATGAGGCACTCCAGTATCATAAAACTCTTGTGCCAAATCCTCCATTGTCGTAAAATACTCATCTTGAGAGAGATCCTTATAAGCAACCTTACCATCAATTAGAATATTATAACGAGTCATTTAGATCACCCTTGTCTTTTCATGTCCTACACGTATGCGAGGATCGCACCAGATCTCGAAACCTGCCTCCTTCGCATCTAAGCAGAATGAGACATCTTCGCCACACATGTCCTGAACCTCGCCACTCTCAAAGACTTGCATCTTTGGAGCGAACCAAGGATATGGCATTTG